TGCTGAGTTGCAACAACGGCAGCAGCAATAGGCCAGGAAGACGATGCGGCCTCGTATGTGATCTCCAGATAGATGTCTTCAACGTCGTCATCCTCATACTCGCTACAGATGTGTTTGCTTTTGAGTCCCGTCACCGAAGAAAACGTCCCAGTGTAGCTGTACTCCCAGCCAGACCAGTCGCCGACTGTCGATGACCGTGCCGAGTTCGCGCGCTGGCCTTGCCACGAATTTATATACAGATCGACGGAAGGTTTTTCTGAACTGGCATACGACCACAAAGTGATAGCTGAGATAGTATCAGACGTACTACCAGGCAGTCCGTAATTGATCACGGCTTGGTCACCCTCGGATAAAGACTGTATTGACCCAGATGACGTTGATCCTCCATCTGATCTGTTGCCGCCGTCCACGTCGAGATAACTGCCGCTCCACTGGAACGGTGATCCGTCTGACACAGGATCTAGATATAATGTGGCCATAGGGATCTACCTTCGATATTTTTCGCGATCTTTTTTACTCATAGGGATGGAGTCCCAATCGACTCTGATTTCTTTTGAAAAGTGATCATACAAAAATTTCCGAATTCTGTTTTCGCCAACGTAGACGTGGACAAGATAAATTGTAACGAATACGGCAAGGACCGAATACACCAAACAACCGAAAGCCTTCTGTGCCGGATGCATGGACATGATATAGCCTCACATGTGTTCTGCTTTAGGTTTCTGGCGTGACTATAATCTCTCGGCTAGATACCCCAGATTCAAGCGGCACGAAATTGTCAGCTACATCGACGTTAGTATTCCTCAACCGTTCGACGAACACCTGGGACGTCCAGTCATCGTCCTCTGTGGGTACTCCTGTCCAATGACCGAATGTTTGCATTAGTGGCGGAACTGCCCGGCTCATATGAACACAGGGAGGCCCTTTTTTTTTCGCATCGTGGGTGCTGTGAACAAACGGTCTGTGTCTCGTAGGATCATGGGAACGGTCCACATTATCTGTGATCAACAGGTCTTCAGCCAAATGATTATTTCCAGACGGGAAAAAACCTGTGACGATATCCACAGAATGATCGGGTCCAGAAAACGTCCCGCGCACGAGTTCGTCACTGATTGCACTAGTATAGTAATGCGCTTCACGACCGGTAACTTCGCGTTTCTCCCGCGCTGCCAACCGCCCCGATAACGGCAAGATGCGACCTTCCGTCAATCCCGGCAAGCCTTGCACGGTGACGTTGTGTGTTTTTCTAACGTCGTGCGTCAAATCGTAGACGACATCGATGCCCGGCCAGATCCAATCTCCTAATCCATTTTGACCGAAACACATCGCAAAATACTCGGTCGATGCGGTTGGTGAATTATTCCGGGCTGTATTATTTTCAAAAAACAACTGGACTGACAAATCAACTTTTTGATACTCCCAGTCATCCGGGATTGAGATGTCTAATTCCTGTCGGTGCATTGCGAGATCCCCCCCGGCTGGCTGCCACCGGGGATGTAACCACTGCTGCTCCTCTAGCGGTTTCGCCGTGATCTCCAGATCGCCCAGATAAACGCGGTACTTGTATCGCACGCCTATACTGTCGTACATTGGAGTACCCACATTATAATTCCGCATGAACGTGTTTCGGAACCAAGTTTTTACAAGCGGGGACGAATCATACGTCGAATAATAAGGGTAATTGTATATCGTCCAGTGCAGTGGATTTTCGCCGGGGTTGCCCACATGGTAATCTGCTCCAATGGCAAACAGTGATGTGTCAATTGTCCTGTGGTTGTAGTATCCGTTATCGCTCAACCCCAACCGGATCCCAATTTTTTTTATGCCTTTCGGCTTGGTCCAATGGTTCGCCGGCAGCATCCCTACCAAAAAATCGCCGGGCACAGCCTCGGGGTAACCACAGATTTCTACAGCAGCCGCCTGCACCTGATCGCTCCAGACACTTTCCATGCTCGAAGTAAGTGAATCATTGAACATGCTTGAAGGGTAAGTTAACATCTCATACTGGTGAGGATCGACCTTCGGAAATGGACCAAACCAGTGATCATCAAATTCGGCGTCTCTACTGATCACTGGACGACCATAGTGAATCATTAAGTGCGTCAACGGATTGATTTGAGTCCCGGCATTGTCCCTATCATGCGCGTAGCCAAAAGCGTTGACATTGGACTGCGCGAATTGGGTGTCCGTGATTTTCGTCGTAACTTTTATTGGCGGCTGATACGGGTCCTCGGAAACATTCGTCGAATGAAAACCTTGGTATCGCCACTCAAAGCCATACCCGATATGGTTAGCACCGTGCCGCACTGGATCCCAATTGAGATGGCCCCCGCCGCCCGTTGGGTGACTTTGATCGTATCGGTTTTCATGCCAATACTCTCTGAAATCGGCTCCGTGATTCTTCTGGCACGCATACCAGTTATCGTCACCCTGCGGATCAACAAATGGGATGCTCGCAATCCACACGTCGTCTGTGCCTGCGCAGTGGCAGCAGTGACCGATCATGATCATGACATCTCCTCCTACTGCTGTTTTTAGTTTTTGCTCAACAACTGGTTTAACTTTTCGCCGTGGTCGTCGAGCTTTGTGCCTTGCTCAGTTAGCCTCTTGTCGATTGAAGAAACAACCATACTGATAGCAGTGGTCGCATCAGCAATCTTCTTCTGCGTTTCCATATCACTGTCTGTCTTTGTCTGCCTGATAGCTAATTCCTGTCGCTGTGCCGGCACAACAATTTTATGGAAATACATCCATATTATTGCCATACCAAAAATTAGTATTACCCCAAGAACCCAGCCAATAGCTGTCTGGCCGAGTGGCGAATTTGACATTTCAATTATAGATTCGTTCATGATGGAGGGCTTCCCAATGGGCCGCAATCGGCAGCCTCGAGCATCCATTCCCCGTTGATGTGCTTGACGCGAACCAGTGTATCTACTTCGAGCGTGATGCCTTCATATCGATGAGTCAGCGTTTTGATTCGGCCAGATCGCTCCAACGCATTGGATGTGGAGTTCCGGAATAACAGCTCCACGTCGCCCTCAGTGGGAGCAGTTATTCCATCATCTGGCGGATCAATGTTATCATTGAGTATTGCCCATTGAGATGGAGCATTGGGAATTACCCGCTGCCCCTTTGACGATTCGTTGATGTTCCGTGAACGTATGTGCGCACTCACGGTGTCTTTGATCAACTCGGCCATCTCTGAAGTAAACGCCACAGGCATTATTCATCTTCCTCATCTACTCCAGGCAAAATAGAGAAGTCAACTTCCGGGTAGAGCTGAAAATACTCAAACCAGCAGTTATCGGTTGAGGGGTCTTTGATCTGAAGCCCGTCTTTGTCAAGTGCAACAGGAGAAGTCACAGGCTCGCCATCTGAATCTTTACACGGAACTCTTTCGTCTTCCAGAATCTCAGTAACCAGACCGGAATCCTTATCGATCTCCGCACCTTTCTGCATCAGCCCAGCATTAAGAATTTCTGATCTCCAGCCGTCTTGATGAACATGAAATTCAAACGACAATTCTCGATAAGAGTAGTCGCCGCGAACCTTGACTTCAGAAAGTTCAAATCGTGATATGCGAGCTGTCTGCTCCGCAACTTGTAACCCCTCAATGGAAAACGATTCAGCATTCACAGAATTCTGATACGTCAAAACATACTCGGGAGCTGTTAAGTAATTTTTCTTAACTTTAATCACCAAGTGGGCTGCGTCTCGCATTGGCGCTGGGTTTGTAAAATAGTCGCCAGCGGTGTTAACAACCGCTTTGTCGTTAACATCTCGGAACACTGGCTCTTGATAGATCTCACTGCTAAACGTAATTACAGGACTGTCGTTTTCCGGGTTCTCTTCAGGCGGATCCTCTTCCTTGCCACTCGTGCCAATTTTGTAATTTGCCGTCACGGTCCATTGCTTCCACCCGCCCACGCACGCGACTGACAGGGATTGGCAATAAGCCACTGGGTCGCGAGGATAGGGATCACCGATGAGCGGAAGGTCTACATGAGACCCCACATCAAAGATGTCTTCGGTCTTCTCGCTAGTCTCTAATTTAAAGACACGGGTATAACTTCTTTTTCCGAGATCGTTTTTCCCGGTCCTGGCAGAGTAGTCTTCGCCGTGGTACGTGACGGTCATGGAGCACCTACAATCTCAAGTCGATAGTCTTCCGGTCCCAGCGCGCCTACTCGCTCTGCTTCCAATCGCCTAGCACGCTTTTCTTGCTCTTCTGCAATCTTGCGGGCTGCTGTCTGTTCTTTTAGCAACTTTTGCTGAATAGCAAGGCGTTGCTCATCATTCTGAGCCCCAGGACTTTTAAGAATCGTCATCAACGCTTCCGCAGACCCTCGCATCTGAGCACCAGCTACCGAGGCACCTGTGCTTTTTGATTCAACCGGACCAGCTGCAGCTGCAGTTCGGGCCTTACCGACAGGATCTTCCGGCTGCGTATCATCTAACTTTCTAGAAGCCGCCTCAGCCTGTATTCTATGAAGCTCTTCCATCCGAGACGACATCATGTTGTCGAGAGAATTTTCTGTAGCATTTACTAAAAGATCTAAAGACTGTTCCAGATGTTTTTCAACATCACCTCTCACACGATCTGGGATCTCAAGTTTGGTCATTGCGACCGTTTTTATTTCTTTTAGAAGTGGTTTAAAATCAATATGGAAATCATCTTTTGAAGTAATGAACTCCCAAATGCTTTTGAAAATAAGTTTTACATTATCTTTCAGATCGATAAACAACTGACCCACTGCGCTAATAGTGTTCAGCATTACCCTAAAAAGATTTTCCCCAAACCATTTCACAGCAGCAGGAATCATTACTGTAAAGAAATAAACAACTCTGTTTGCAAACGTCACAGCCATTGACGTGATTGACATAACAACAATCGAAAACAAGGTACCCATATTGTTCCATGCAAATTCAATGTATGTCGTCGCCTTCAGCCACAATTCTGCAATCTTGTTACTCACAGAAGTCCAGTTTTCTTCCAACCATTCGGTCCAGCCGTTGATTTTTGACTTCATTGACTCCAACGCTCCAACCACGCTTGGAGTCAACATTTCACCAAACATCAATGCGATGCCTTCAATGGCCGACTTAAACCTTCGCCAACTGCCGCCGATTCCAGCATCCATTTCTTTAGAAACACGTTTCGCCTCTCCCCCAGCTCCCTCAAGTGCGGCAACTAAAGCGTCGGTTTGAACGACGTTATCAGCTAATCCACCTACTGCTGTCACTCCACGCAGCCCAAAAGCTTCGTAAAACTCTTGCATCCGGTCAGCAGATCCCAGCTGTGAGGTTGCGTTTGAAATGTCTGCCATCACATCAATTAACGGGCGTGCTGCACCAGCGGAATCTTTAAAAGCAATCCCAAACTTCTTCTGCATCTTGTCCGCTTGAGATGCGGATATTGTTGCCAACCTACGAATGGCTGTTCCTGCGATGGAACCTTTGAGACCCATCTGGGCCAGTGTCCCCATCATTGCGGCAGTCTCTTCGATTGACATGCCGAGGTCTTTTGCTGGCTTTGCTGCAAACTTCCAGCCTTCAGCCAACTCTTCAACTGTAGTCAACGTGCGAGTCGAAACAGCAGTGAACACATCAGCAACTCGACCGGCTTCACTTGCTTCCAAGCCAAAGACTCGCATTGATGTTGCCATCAATTTCGCGGCCATTGCCCCCTCAGTTCCCGTCGCTCGAGCAAGGTTCATCACGTCATCGGTGACATCCATAATCTCCGGAACTTTAAATCCACCTTTGCCGAGTTCCTCCATCAATGTGACGACCTCAACCGCCGTGAACGAGGTTGTCCTGCCCAGCATCTTTGCGCGATCATCAAGATCCGCTAGCCCTTTCTCGGTTGCTCGTGATTTTGCTCCTGCTGATCGCAAAGCATCGTCATACTCAATCGTTTTAGCTATAGCCATGCCTGTCCCCATAACAGCAGCTGTAGCAATCATTGAGCCGGCTTGCCGGACCATTTTTCCCATTGCTTTAGCCGCGTTGGCAACGCGGCTAAAAGTGCGGACTGCTACTCCTTTAAATCCGGTTAAATTCTTGCCGCTGGTTGCGGAAAAAGATTTAATCATTACCTGGCTGCTAGATAACGACTTCGCGAGGTGCTTCGTATTACCCATCAGGTTGATTACAAGATTTCCGGCGACACTCATTCTTATAATCCTGACACTGGTTGAGCTGGCTGAACTGGCTTAGCGACAGGAGCTAGAGCAGCAATAGCTTTGGATGAATCTGCTTTTTCCTCTGGCAGCCAAGGCATGCAGATTTCTCTCAAAGCTTCGTCACTTCCTAAGTCCATCTCTAAATATTTCCCGATCATGTACGCAATAAACCCAAGCATCCGCTGCGAATGATCAATCGGCATCACTCGATCATACGCATCCAACTTGCAAAACTCATCATGAGTTAAAGCCTGCATCACCTCGTCAGGATGCAGGCTTCCGATAAGCCTAGCAAGCTCATTCCCTAACTGACCTCGCCGATCTCTTCTGAGTTTTTTGCTATAGCTTCGACATCCTCATTCGACATTCCACATAATCGTTGAGCGACATTGACCATTCGCTCAACTAAATGAATAGGCTGACTGCCGAGTGCCTGAATATCCTTTTCAGTCAGCATCGGCGAACCGTCTTCAGTGCAGCAACATGCTACCAGCAATCGTTCCCTGACTTCAGCCATTTTCCTTTTGTTGCTTTTCCCGGACGCTGTTTGAAAATTGTTTTCAAACTTTGAGCGGTCAGCAGCAGACATCCCACGAATCCAGATCGACCCGCCCAGTTCAGGCAGTTCAACTTTTTCGCGTGGGATGTCAACAGGCTTCAGTAATTGCTCACGAGTAAGTATCACGTCGTTTCGCTTTCTTAACGAATTCGCTGGCGAGCGAGTTAAGTCCTAAGCTTTCACAATCTCATTCTTCTTCGTCTTCATCCTCCTCGGCTTCTTCCGCTTCAAGTTCATCCAAGAACTCCTGCTGTTCAGCCATAATTCGATTGTGAACTTCTCGCAAAACACCTTGTTTAGCCGGATTAAGCTCTGCTAGTCTTGTCTTGCATTCTTCATCTACGCATTCCGCATAGCCGGCATGAACTAGCTTATAAGCATCAGGATGCTCGTGCTCAGCGCCTTCTTTAATAAAACGCTTTCCGTTTTCTTCAAAACAGATTGAGTCAGGAGCCTCTGGTGAGGCTTCTATTACGCATGTGAATTTGCATTTCATTCTTAATTACCTTCTATCTATCATGTGGGATAGGTTGGTGATCCCGTGACTTTGAGCGTGCTTGAAAACTTTAAGCCGTCGCTCATTGAAGCCGTGACTTCCCAAGACACGCCGGCTGAAGTGAAGACCAATTCTTTGTTAGCTGAGTCCGCAAAAGTGATTGACCAATCGCATTCAGCTGGAGTTGTCACAAGGTCTGAAATTGCTTGATGGCCCGCCAAAGCTGGATCATAAAATCCGCCAAGTGATACCTCTCCAGGTTCACTATATCCTGTTAACCCTAGCGTCTTCCCTGCCATTGCAGAACCAGCACTGGCATGTCCTACGGGATACACTTGATTCAGAACAGTCGTATCGTAAGTCTCAGACTCACCACCAGAATAACTGACTTCAGTTAATTGCGCGACTGCACTCAAGGCGGCACCGGCGATGGATTGCTTGAGCACAGTACCCTTTGATGGAACGTGGGCCATTTGATTGAACCTTTCAGATAGTTGTTAAACAGCGAGTTTAAATTCCAAACGCTTTGCGGAAGCCTTTGACTTTTATCTTCTTCTTCATGCCCTTAATGAAATGCAACTGCATTTGATTGATCATTGCATTCTTTGCAACGCCCTTAGAGGCTGCCCATCCCTCTTTCACAGGTTCAGGCCGCGTCTTATTGGTCCACATGACTCCCGTCTTTCGTCCAGTTGTCGTCTGGACCCTCATTCCAGTTTTTGTCATCCCGACTGCATACCAGTGGATGTTATACTTGGACATGCCTAGTCCGTAGCTGTTTTTCGTGCCACTCTTATTGAATCGGCCAAGCTGCCTTTTCCCAACACCAAAACCAACTTTGGCATAAATGTGGGTATTCCGTTTTCGACCCCTTCTGAACCGGCTCGAGACCGTGGCTGCGACACTGGGATGGTCACATCTTTTCTTAATTGCTTTCCTTACAACTGCCAGCCCTTTTCGCATACCAGAAGCGACTGCAGGACGAGCGACTGAAGAATTAATCATGTGCAGGTTGCGGATTGTCTCATTTACACCAGTCACGTTCCCAAAAAACTCTGCACCTTTCACCATTATTTCAGCTCCGCACCAGACAAGTCGAAACCTGTTGGCTTTGAGATTTCATAAGCTGCAACGCCGTCTTTGCGAGTGTGTATTCGGTAGGCAGTCCTGGCTGTATCTGACCAGTCCCACTCGACTTCACCAATGTCAAGCGTCTCAACAGTCCATGTGTAGGTGACGCCTTCTACCGTCCTGACTATCAGGTCGCCTGCCTCTGGCGGAGCAAGGGTGCTGAGATCAGTCACCTTGATCAGCCAGTCGGCAGCTTCGACAACCTGTTCCGCACCTCCAATGTCAATATTCACCTTGGAAGTGCGGCCCTGTACCGCTTGAGAAATCGTCAACGTAGTCTCGCCGCGTGAGTAGGTCACCGGAGCACCGGCAACCTTTCTCACAGCTTTGAGGCTAGCTTGAACAGCTTTTTCAAGCGGCGTACTCATATTCGCTTACACTTCCACCGCTTCGGTGATAGTGATTGCATCAGTCGTAAACAGCTCAACTCCAAACGCAGAGTTCGGGAATGGTGCAGGAGCACCAGTCGCGTTGGTCGCTGTGCGACTCTGTTGCAAGCCCTTCAAAATTGGACGATTGCAGACCATGAAGTCTGGTCCCATTCCGGAAGGAAACTCTGACAACAGGCTTGAAATCAAGTCGTCAGTCAGAGGCTTAGAGTCGGTCGTTTCGCTTAAGTTTGCGATTCGGCCAGCGGAGTATTTACCACCTTGCTGCAGTCCGATGTACATCGAAGCTGGAGTGTAATACACAGGGTGATTACTGTCGTTTGCTTCGGTGATAATTGTATCACCCAGCGTGATACCTCGGCTGAAAGGTGTCACTAAGCGAACATCATTAAAGCCGGTTTTGAACGCCCACAGTGACGACTGCTCGCTGGCAGTTGTTCCACCGCCACCAATGACCATGTCATCAGCCAGTGCGTCATAATCTGTGTTTGCCAAAAATCCAGCAAACCCAGCAGAGTCACCTGGAGATGTCACGCCATAAATAATCTGCTGCTCAACTTTGAACAATGCAGATGCCAAGTGACGAACTCCTTCTCGAGCGATCAGGTCTTCTGGACCCTGTCGCCATGCGTTAGCAACTGCGTAGTCAACTCGATAAGAAAAATCGAGAATCGTACAGGTTGCAGTAACAACCGTATCGGTTGAATGGTCATAGTCGCGACCAGCATTTGCAGCACGGAAACCAGTAACTGGAGCACCAGTGTACTTGTTATATTTGTGTGTTTCAGATCCGTCAGCAGTATCACTGATTGGAATTCGTGAAACCAAAGGTGCTCCGTTCAAGACTTCACTGGTGATTGTCTTGTCAACATCGAGGGCATCTGCGATGAAATCGCCTACTGCCAGAAGGTCATTAGCCACGTTAAAAACTCCTTATTGATTTTGTGAATTAAATTTTAACCAAGCTGCAACTAGTTGTTTGCAGCTGCTCCGTTGATGCGAATTCTGTTGCGAAGAGTCTTTTCGACAGGTGCCGGCTCTTCGGTATCAATACCAAACTCAGCGCCGTCGTCATCTCCTCGATCCATCGACGTAATGACTTCTTCAAGTTCTTCAACCTTGGCTGTTAAGGTTGCGATTTCAGCCTGCAATGACTCAAAATGAAGCTCAAGGGCATCCGCATAAGGAACGCTTTCTGAGAACCATTTTGAACCAGACTCGGCACCGAATCGTTCGACATAGCGATCTAGTTCGGCTGCAAACGATTCCCGCGTAGGAACCTCGTCTGCTGGTTGTTGTGCATCGGACACAAGGTCACCCACTTTCTTTTGAACTGAGAGTTCATGACGCTCAAGGAATCGCGTGATAAAGATCGCCATCCGATCCGGATCTACGCTGAAATGAGACGTGCTAGGCTTGGCGTCTGAAAGACCTAGCGCGTATTCAAGAAGAGCCTCGCCTTCTTTGGCAGACTCTTGTCCTCTCTGGAACAAACCATCAGGGTTTGCTGCAGGAGAATCAACCACATCCGCTGACCGCAGTTCAGCCAACATGGCATGTTTGTAATTATTTTTGTTATCTTCATCAGGTGAGACGTAGCGATTGTTTTGCGTGTTGCGAAACACATGGTCTTCCATTGCGTCCATGTCCTGGCTAAACACAATAGACAAACCAAAATCTTCAGGTGTCTCTTCAGCCAGTGTCATCACGTAATCGGCCAAGTCACCGTCTGGAGTTCTGGTCGCTGCTTTCTGGAAATGCAGGTCAGCAATAACCTGATCGCCTTCGACGCGAGCGTCACGAACTCGGCCCAGCTTCTGACCAGTGCCGTCACTGGACAGGCCCGGATGCGTGAAACGAGCTTTCATTCCCCCTGTCGCGCTTGTCATGGCCGCTTCATTAATGCTTGCCGCAACATCAGACAGAAAGTCTTGATCGACCCAAACGTCATGCCCCAGAGCTTCGCCACGGGTTATGATTGATAGATCTGTGATCAGACCGGATTCAAACATTCCCTCTCCGCGAGACACTTGCGGAGATCCTGTGGAAACACTGCTTCGGAAATGCGTCGGCTTATCTTTCGCTGACATTATTCGTCATCCTCTTGAGTTTTGTCATCTGACTCGTCTTCGACTTCGTCAACCTCTTCATCAGTTTCTTCAGGTTGTTCTTCTTCAGGCTGCGGCTGTTTCGAGTCAGCAGAAAATGTAATGTTCACGCCCATCTCTTCAGCGAATGTCTGAGCTTTGGCAATTTGCCGCACGTTGTCTTCCCACTCGCCTCGGCCTCGTTCACGACAGACTCGCTGTGGAGAATCTAGGCCGGCACCAATTGCCATCAGGTCGCCTTTGATTTCTTTTGCCGGATCCCACCACGGCATTCCAATTGGAACCCACTCAAAAGGAATGTCTCTTAAGGTCATCCCTTGGGGCAGCCGTAGCTCGCCGTCTTGAATCCACAACTGCATGCGCCACACAGTGATCCGGCGAAGCAAGTCCTGCAGATCTTCGCGTTTCGCTCGGCATGACCTGTCATACTGCATGAAAGCAGCTTTGGAGCCGAAGAAGTTTGTGAAGTCCTCACGGTAAAAAGAAAACGGGATATCGAGCGACTTAAGCGCCATCCCCAGAACCATGTTCAGAAACTCTTGAGTCGATGAACTAGGGTTATCACTGGAAAGGAACTTCGCGTCATCGCCGGGGTCCATCTCTAATTTGATTGGCCCCTTGCCAAACGACACGTCATACCCGTCGCCGGTCTTAGTGTGTTCACCCATCCCATCTGAACCCGTGTCGGTGATAACCATCGCAAACAACTGTTCAACTTTGAGCTTTGCAAGTGCGTAGTCAACACCTTCGTAGCAATCTCGGTACGAATTAAACGCAGCAGCCAGCGGACTGATTCCCCTGACTTGATCGAAGCGATCAAAGAACGCATGCTGCAAGATCGCACCGGCACGCACTTGCTTGTGAAACTCATACTGTCCAGCAGTTGAACGCTTGTGAAGCCCCCAGGCTAACGCACGGCCTTCGGAGTTAACTTTGCACCCATTCATCCAAGAATGGTTGACTGATCGATCTGGCGGATCTTGAATCAAATCGCCTTCAACCGGCTGGAGCTTGCCGCTTGATCGCTTAATCAAAAAGACATCGCCGTCGATTGTGCGGCGTGCTTCTGACATACGGACAATACGAGAAAACGGATGCCGGCCCGCAACGTCACAGTTTGCAGGCCGATCCCATTCTCGCATGAGTTTTTCGAGGGTGTCGTCAAATTCATCAACACCAGTACGTGACTGGAAATTGAACTGGCTGACATAATCTAGATGTTTCCGCACAGCCCACGCGACGACCGAATAGTTTCGATTCAGGTCGCGACCAGTACTGACCAAAGCTTTTCGGTCACGATGTTTGAGCTGCTCCTCTTCGTGCTTAAGGACGGACGACGCAGCTTTGCGTTTGCCGCTGGTCTTAATCGCGTCATAACCACTGGAAAAGAACGAACCCATTCGCGTTGATAAATCAGCCATTAACGGCATTATTTACATGCTCCCTGAAATATCAAAGCTCGACCATTTTGGGCGAGTCTGGACGCCTTCTTCAGCAATCTGGATCTGCCGGCGAAGCTCTGACAACTCAGATCGCAAATCACGCATGTGCGCGAAAGTGGTAGACTGTCCATCGACCGCTGTTTGCATCAGGCCGGCTTGGACAACCGATTCAAGATCGTCGGCAGCTTGCTTCATTTCTGCGAGAGTTTGCGACATTTGAACATCCTCAGAATGCAACAGGAAACATGCAAGGGGCTACAGCGCGCCCTTGGGGCGAGATTTAGGGTTTAAATATTCAATGAATCTGTATCGGTGACCACACTTTGCACAGTTGCAATAGTTCCACTGAACTACCGTGTAACGAATATTACCTGGCTGAAGTGTTCCATTGATGTACCGTTTTACTACTGACTGTTTTTTTGTTCGGTCAGTACAGGAGCACTTCGGACATGCTGCCGGTCTCACATTGACGCAGTCAACACGAGTCTTTTTAACAGGACCGACTTTTTTTGCTGGCGTTTTTTTCTTAACCATTAGAGATACGCAACCTTTTTCTTTCGAGGCTTGGCAGGCTCGACCGGCTCTTGTGCTGTTAAAGCGCAGCCGAGCATTGAAGCCGCTGCGTGGCATCCAACCAGACAGTCAAAAAAGTGATTGTCTTGCTGAC